CTTCTTGTTATATGAGCATCGCGCACGTATCTCAAGGGGGTCATTCAAATCAAGCTTTTGTTTTGGATGACTGCAAAGCTGTCAACGGGCGGGGGAGACCTTCCCATCATCACGTTGTCGGCTACGCGGAATTGCAACATACTCCCAAGTTTGCCATCACCGATCCAAATTGGTGGACCGGCAAGCGCCACGAGTATTGCACTTACGAACCCGTTCGCGGTCCTTTCGCAGAGGGACGCGGGCGTGGGGGTGGAGTCCCAGCCGGTATACCCGTCTTCACCAACATTCAATCCGACATCACCGGAGCAATCGGCGCTACCAGCGCCAGCTGCAACGGCGACGGATGTGGAATGGAAACTGATGGGCAGCCCGACTTCTCCAAACTACACCCCCAGTTCAGCGCTCTTAGCGTCGATGACTCCTTGCACAACAATCTTGGAGTTGGAGCAAAAGAGCAGCACCACGATTACCCCATGTACACGACTTACAACGCCCGTCTGGCGGCAGAAGTCAACCACGACCAAAGAAACAAAGGTAATCGTAACGGCGCCAAAGGCTGGTGCCTCTACAACCAAGGCTACATGGAAACAGGTGAAGAAACCGACCAGTGTGGCAGACCTTTCGGTCCAGAAGGTGAAGCCTACCACTGCCTCTGCCCCAGAGGGTGGACGCGGCCATGGTGCCTCTAAACGTGATCCGCACGGTAGAGCGCCCAAGAAGGAACCTGCACAACGAGGGACGAGACAGTCCAAGAAATCGAAATCTGTGGCGGAAAATGCCATTCAGTGTGTGCAGGAACTGCAGGGAGAGAATGATGCCCTGCACGAGTCGCTTTGCGATGCCAACATGCCCACGTCTCTTGTAATCAACGAGAAACCAAAAGCGCGTGACATCCCCTTCACCTTGCCAGACATGCCTATTTATGAATCAACCGCCACGAGAGTGTTGTCGATCTGGGGTGGATCCAACGCGTGGCTGAACTTGCTGAATACAGGGCTTAACCAATTGGCCCTGACGGCAATGCGCTACATTGACAAGCTGGAGGATCCAGTTGTCTATAAGGTTGGGAGAATGATCAACTCACCGACCTACGACATGCGTCAAGCGAACCTGCTGCAATCAGACCTTTATCGGAAGGAACCTAATATCTATGAGGTGCACCGTACTGGGGGTGGATTAGAGGACAGAACAGTTCTCATCTCAGCCACACTCTTTATGGAATTCAACAATGCACCACAGCAGTCACCACAACAGTTGGTGGAGAGCGCTAAAAGACGCGGGTACTGTGATTTCAAGTCAGGTACTGTCGAGTTCTTTGATGGCAGCAGGGTCATCGAAGATACTGCACATTTCTTCTCCGTTTGGAAAGCACGAACGGATTTTCTATACCCCGAGTTCGATGCTTGCGGCCGTACTCACTGGTCGTCGGCTACGGATACAGGGTCGGAGAGTTGCTGCTCCCCGATCCCACAGCTATCAAAGACGGCACGATTATTGAGAAGCGGTGTGCTCCTCATGCTCGGCCTCGGGAGTACATGCAACGCAGCCTCGGCCCTCACGTTGATGGGTTCGCTTTGCCGATGGCTGATGTTAATCACAGGGAGACAATCGTTGGGGGTGTTATCCAACGTTTTGCCTGTAAACCCCCTTCCTGTGATGGCGCTATGGTCCAGCGCCTACGGTGTTTTGTTCGCGTATTCTTGCGTAAACACCTTCGCCCACTTTGTCAGGATGACTTGCCGACAGTGGAAGAATGGTTGGCTGATACCAACTACAGCGCCGGTGAGCGCGAACGATTCCGGAAAATCGATGACGAGATCAGAAGACTCAGGCCTAAACACTTCAGATGCAAAATGTTCGGGAAACGAGAACCTTTCTCCAAACCCAAGCATGTCAGATGCATTAATTCAAGAAGCGATGCCTTCAAAGTCAAAACCGGAAGATGGTTTGCAGCTATCGAGCGCGCAATGTTCGGACAGTACGAACTCGGAGAGAAAGGCTGTCCTCCAGCCTCTGGCTCAGAATTTGCCAGATTCTTCGTTAAACACGTGCCCGTCTCAAGACGGGCAGAGTACATCCACCACAGGCTTGGCGGTAGAGCAGGGAAAATCTACGCCACAGACTACACCAGTTTCGAAGCCCTCTTCAGTCCCGCCCTCATGCGAGCAGTTGAGTTCCAACTCTACTCCTACATGTGGCGCGATCTGCGAGGTGGTAAGGACATGGCGGCGCTGGTTCAGCATGTCCTGGGACGCACACAACAGTGTAAAAGCAAATACGCTAGAGTGGGTGTGCCCGGGTGTCGGATGTCTGGCGAAATGTGTACATCCCTCGGTAATGGGTTCACTAATCTGGTTTGCATGGCTTTTGTATGCAGCGAACAGAATGTGGGCTGGGATGGTGTGGTGGAAGGAGACGACGGGCTATTTGTCACTGACAGGCCAGTCGATGCTTCACAATTTGCCTCCTTGGGGTTGCGTCTTAAAATTGTTGACTGCGATTCCGTTGGAGATGCCGGCTTTTGTAAGTTCTATTATGATGAAATAGACTTGCAGAATGTCGTAGACCCGAGAGAATTACTTTGCAAATTCGGGTGGACCCATGGTCCCTTAAAATGCGGTGGTGAACGAGTGATGCGAGGATTGCTTAGAGGGAAGGCTTTCTCCCTCAAGGCAGAGAGCAGTGCATCGCCCATCGCGTCCTCTTTGTGGC